TCTGGAATACCCTATATAGTATACGAGTAATATCATTAGGATGGTTCATTTCAGTTCCATCAGGGCTTACTAAAAACGGAATACATGTCTTGTTAGTTAGTTTCTTCTTCAATGGATGATGTTTGACGTATAAGTTTATTATTTCCTTGATGTCGTCCCCAATCGGTTGCTCTTGGATGTTATATGTTCCTTTTGTCTTGTATTTGCTAAAGTAGAATCGGTCAGAACTAATGTCTACTATATTATATTCATTGAGTAGGTCTCGGTCAAACTTTTTGCAGATTAGAGCATGTTGGTAGTCTTGGTTTCGTCTGGGAGGTTGCATCGTGTATAGAGCCAATACAAGCATATCTGTTAAATCCCTAAATTCTCGGTCGCTTAGAGATTTCTTTTTGGTAGCCATCTCTAAAATGGGTTCATAATGGGTATAGACTTTCTGAATGTCTTCCTTGGTTACCCAGTTATCTGTCTCCTTCTCGTTCTTGCTTTTGTTTTCCCTGAGTTCCTTATTGAACTTGTCCAGTATTTTGTAATACTTCTCGTATAGTCGTTTCCATTTAGTAGGTTCATTGGTCATAAGGCATTTTAGGGTGGATACTATGGAGATTATGAACGACCGTTGTGTATTGGGTTTGTATTTAGCCAACTTCTCTAAAACTCCTTGTTCGGAGGCTAAGAATTTGAAGTTTTTGATTGGTTTGTTATCATTTAACTTTTCAAGGTTGCGCTTGTATAGTTTCTTGCTTGAGTCACTGATATTTTTTAACGATAGTAGTTGATCTAAGTCCATGATTATATATTATAAATTGAGATTTTTCTTTAGATATTTTTACTATTAAATATATCTAATTCGTATTTACTTTTTTATCCTGAGTAGATTGCCACTGGATGAATCCATTCGTGTTCGTAATATCCATTAGGCTCTTCAGGTGGTCTTTGGCTATCTCATATGCCTGTCTTTCTTTTGCGTTGAGTGATTCTAAATATCTATTGACTTCCATTCTATAGGTATTTGTAATGTTATATTCAATATGTTTTGGATAGATTATTTACATTGACCCCATCATTGGAACTCCTTCCGTTTGAGACGCTTTAATGTCTGCCTTCTGTTTATAGATTCCTCGTAGTCTCATCATTAAGTCTTGGATGCGGGCTACTATTGTTGTCTCTTCTTTTGTTCTGGCCTCGGTTGAAATAGGAAGCGCAGTGGATATTAACTCCTTGTTTAGTTCTTGGAATTCTGCTGCGTATTTCTCTAAATGGGCTTGTAGTTCGGTGCTTGTCAGTCTGGTTGTCATTATCGTATACATTGGTTATACATTTTTTTTTATGTTCATTCTTCTTCTTCATCTTCTTCATATGCCAATTTGATCTCCTTTACAAATCTAACCCAATAGGCCTTTTTGGCTTTTCCTTCTACAATCATGTTATCATTCAACCACTCAAAGAACTTGGTATTGTTGTAGTTACCTCTTTTTTCGTTAAAGGAGATTGTTCTATAGTCTTCATGAGCCTTGACTCGGTTCCACATATCGCTTCTATTTACGCTACATTCCTGTAGTTCTTCTGGTGACGCATCCCTTGGTAGTTCTACATCTTCATACAATTTATACACTATGGTTCTAAATATATCCATTGAATCGCAATATTCTTTAGAGGAGTCAATAACCGATTTGGGTTCATTGAACTGCATACCTCCTTTACTTTTGTCACGGAAGGCACCATATACTCCAATAAGTAGGTCCAAGAATACTTGTTTATATTTTTCTTGCCAATCAGGTTGAATATATTGGTGATTACCTTTCTTATAAGAAATTCCGTGTATAGTTTTACCGCAACGAACATTGGACTCATCGCAAAAGATTGTCTTCAGGGGGATGTTTTTGATACGTCTACGTTCAGCATTTTGAACCTTGCCTGTGATACCTATTGCTACATTTAGTTCCATTGATATTGTTGCGTTTAGTGAGAAAAATTCTGGGTCGCAGTTTAGTTTTCTTGCTGATAATTTACCTCCACCTGTTAAGTTCTTCAATACACCAATTTTGATATCTCCTTCCAACTCCCTAAAGTCTATCATTCGCTTACCTTTTAAGTTATACATATCTGGTGATGCTGAATTGGCTTTCTCAAACTCACGGACGACACCATTATTGGGGCAAATGAAGTATGAGGAACCAAGCACCTTTTCCAGTAGACCCATCATCACACCTTTACCGTTACCTCCCTTTCCTGTTAGCATGAATACGAATGGGTATTGGCGACCATCAAGTGAAGAAGCAAGCATCTGTAAGACGTAATTACGCTCGGCCTCCTCGGGGAAGATATCTTCAAAGATTTGAACAAGGGTTTCTCTTTGTTCGTGGTATTCATGATTTTCATAGTCGGGCTGGATATAGTCGTATCCAGTTGATTGGGTTATGTAGTCGTTGAATTCTCTCTCCCTGAACTCATTTTTGTCCAGATCAAACAATCCATTCTCAAAGCCAAGTAAATGAGGATAGCCGTCAAACTGAATCTCTGTGTTTATTACTACCTGATTTTGAATGTGTTGTAGGACGTCACGAATCTTAGATATCTTTCCTCTCGTTGTAGCAGAGATTTGAAACTTCAGATCCGTCTTCTCATTGGGTGCTAACTCAAAGTCTTTTTCTATCAAGTCATACATATACTCGTAGAAGGGGCCATTTATCATCAAGGTTAACTTTTCTGCCTTGCTTAAATTAGTCTCGTTATACCACTTCTTTGTTTTATCGTCATAGACAAACAAATGACCGTCAGTGGTTTTCACAAGGTTGTTACTATACAACTCAAGGAATCGGGTAGCCAGGTTATATGCATCCATTTGAAGTTTCCAGTTTGTGATTGACATGCTGTTGATTTCGGGAATGGTTATCGCCTCGTCAAACTCTTTGGTTGCCCATCGTAGGTTGTATATATCGCATCGTTTAGAAACCTCTTCCTCAACGTCAACCAGTAGACCTTGGTAATAATACTTTGAGGGCATCATCATTCCATCTTGACAGGGAATAATATCGGATAAAGGAATGTTCTTGGAACGGACCAAAAATGAGATAGCAGTTTCTTGACAATACTTCTCAATCGTTTGATACCATAGAGCCATGATTCCTCGCTTGGCATCACATTCGTCCAGTTGGAAACTACCATCTAAGTTTCTGACTGGGAGTTCTTTACCATTTACGATTCTCATGCGGGCCCATTTATCAGGGATGTATTTTAGAACATCATTTCGCATATCAACATTAACCCCATAGATGTATTCACGGATGGGTCCCATTTCTTTCTCAAGGGCTACAAGATTACCTATCTTAGTTGGTGCCGCATTGTTTTCCTTGATCCATTGGTCGTATGAACCTCCATTAATAATGGCGATTGGGCACTTCTTGGCAGCGTCTTTACTTACCTTGTGTATTTCCATTATTTGGACACGCCATAGTTTGGGGTCCAATGTATATTTGAACAACTCACTGGTCTCACCTATTCTGTTGTTTTGTTTTAGGATCTCATAGACGATACGTGGGCAAGCATTTTCCATATCAATATCAATATAGTCGGCGTTTTTACAGATGGCGTGGCGGGTTGGTCGGTGCCAGATGTTTAGGGATAAGTTTCCTTTTGTTTGAGTTCGCCCCCATCCGTATGATTGCATTTCGTGTTCTACTTGAAAGGCTTGCTTCTTAGGTCTCCATGCTTTATTGTAGTCTTTGGCTCTGTCTGCTTCTGTTTCGTATTTAACGTTATTTCGTGTTAGTTTGATGCCCATATCATTACGAATGAAAGAAATTATGTCCTCACGACGGGCATATTCGTAGCAGACCTTATTAGCGTATATTGATTTACAGTATTTTTTGCGTTGTAGGGAAATTTGGAATTGGGGCATCTTGGTGTTATTATATAATATATCCTGATATTTTCTTTAAATGCCTTTTTGGCTAAATATATAAATCTACATTTAGATATTTAAATCGTTAATTAAGGGGTAAACTACTCGGACGGACAGGTCGGAAATACCCTACCCCTAATCCGAGGAGTAACCCTACTTCTGCTTAGGGCTCTATTATAGGGTTGCGCGAAACTGCACATATAGGCGCGGACTTACATAGGTTAGGGCTATTTTGCTGTAGCAACATGGAAGGGTGAGGAGACCTGTCCTACTATAGACCACAGACAGGTTATACAGTAATTGACTCCTTGATATTGATAGGTGCAATTCTCGTGTAGTTTATCGCCACATTTAGGGCAAGTTATATTTTTCTCCATTTCTCTATACCTTCTTCAATGATTCCATTTAATAGAATTGCCTAAATTAAAATAAATCGCTAAACTCAAGAATTCCTGTTCTGGGGGGAAGGGCTTTATTATACATACCTTCTTCTTGGATTCGCTCCTGTTCAAGTTGTTCCATTAAATCATCCAGAACGTTATCGGGTATATCGGGTCCATCAGATGATATTTGGTCCAGTAGTTTGTCAAATTCCTTTTCCTCTTTTCTTATCTTGTTTAGTTTTCTATTGTAGGCATTTTTTTCTTTTCTTTTTTCTTCGTCCGTCATTGCCTTCAAATCACCTTTCCGTTTCCTATCTTCGTCTGCGGTTATCTTTTCATACTTTCTAACATCCTCTCCTTTACGCTTCCTATATTGTTCTCTCTGGTAAGCATTCTTGTCCTCTTTGGTTTCAAACTGTTTGCGGGTGCCACTGGTTTTAGTTCTTTCCTTATATTTTTCTCTCTGATATTTGTTCCATTCCTCACGTGACTTGTTATTTTGGTTGGCTCCTCCATAGAGGGCTGTTACCAATGCGTCTATCTCTGGGTTTGATTTCATAATAATATATATTTGAAATACATTTATTTTTATATGTCTAAAATGTCCGACGTGTCTAATATACCAGCCCCTGGTGGTAATCTTTGTTCATACCTTTCTGGTGGGATTACTATACCATCAAATGTTAAATCAGGAACAGTGGCTTCAACTATTTCTTTACCGATTGACTTGTTATACGAATCTCGTCTTTTTGCATTAAGATAAACTTTCCTTTCTTCGGCTGTCATTTCCCTTGGTCGTTTACCTTGGATTCGTTCAAGAATTTCGGCATCTTTAGCCCATGTTGGTGTCTTATCCTCACCCGCCTTCTGGCGCTTGTTAAAATCTCTGGTTTTTTCACGACGATACGCTTTTTTTTCCTCGTCAGTCATATCCTTTCGTCGTTTCCCTTTGGCCATTTCCAGAACTACCTTATCTTTCGCCGCCGCACCATGTTCATATTTTCTCGTCGTATCTTTTTGTTTGATTCTCTTATATCGTTCACTGTCGGCTATCCTTTTTTTTTCTAACTCTTCTGGGGTTATACTTGCTCGTTTGGATTGATACTTTGCCTTTCCTGACTGTTGGTATTTGGCACGGTTACGTGCACTCAACTCTTCTTTCGTCATCTGGCGTATCGGTTTATTCAACGAGGCTAAAAGGTCTTCTAATTCGTTATCTGAGTCTGTCATCCTATATATAGTCCAAATAGTTAATTATTTATCTTTTTTTAATGTCCTTAATTTTACCTTCCTTTATGTTATATCTTACTCTCTGGCGGTAACTCTCAATTTTTCTGTATTTATCTGGATATTTTGTTGACATTTCTGCATGCCCCCCTTTTCCTAACCTCACAAGAAATTCATATGCTTTTTTTTCGTCTGGTGTCATGGGCAATTCTGGGTGTTCATATCTCTCTGTTTCTTTAAAACGGTCATCGGTTTTTTTCATATTTTCTCTCTGAAGTTTTTTTTGGGTTGCTTCGTCTATAAGAGGTGGTATATTACTTGGTCCTTCTGAGGCTTTTTTCGCTGGTTCAGATTTAAATGCTTCCTTAATCATGTTCTGGGTAACGTCCTGGCCTTTTGGAACCTTTACTATTTTTCTCATTTCTTCCAATTTTTTTTTCTTACCTTGCTTCTGTTTTTGCTCTGCACTTTGTAACTGTGGTCCTTGTGGGATTTCACTCCTGTCAGTTTGTGTTCTCTGTCTTGTCCCTTTTCTTGGTTCCGATTTTTTATTGTCACTCTTCTTTCTTTTTTTCGTTTCTGGTTGTTCGCTACTGGATGATGCCATTGCTTGTTCGGCGTCGGTTGGTGTTCTAAATGTTACATCTGGGTTGATGGATGCTACTCCTGTTGATCGTTGTCCTTCAGTTGGTTCATCATATGTTGTTGGTGCTTGGATGCTTGCTTTTCCAGTTAATAGGTCCGCTTGTTTTCGTTTTTTGATATCAGCATCATACTTCTTCAGTTTTCGTTGTAGATTACGGTCTTTCGGAAATGGTTGGAGGTCTGGGTCGTTGGCAATATCAATCTCGTCATACTGTTGTTGGTCATACTGTTGTTGGTCTTGTATTGCTTCCATTTGTTGGTCTGTTAGGTCTATGGTTTCAGGTTCATTAAATCTAACAACAGGTCCAGGGGTTAGATTCGTATTCCTTCTGGCTCTTGCCGCCTCTGCTTCTCTTAATTGCGTCTCCTCTATTTCCTCTATTGCTTCTCTTAATCGTCCCTCAACTTCCCCTCTTTCTTCTTCTCTTAATCGTCCCTCTAATGCTCCTCTTAATATTTCCTCCACTTCTCCTCTTTCTTGTGCATCTTCTTGTTCAAATCCCTCAATAAGTCGTCTGGCTAATGAATTTGTGTCCTGACTGAATCCGCTAAACATTGCCCGATCTATTGCGTCATGATCTAATACTGTTTTGGGTGCACTTAAACGTGTTGCTATCGTCCCTCTACTTGAACCCATGCCTGGAAATGTTTCTTGGCCAAATGAGTTAGCCGACCTTGCTCCTGGTGTTGATTGCACAGTAAGACCTGATATTTTTGAACCTGACGTTGACGGGGTTGAAATTTTAGTTCTTGATGGGGTGAATCTTGATAAACTTCCCAATGATGCGTCATCCGCTATTACTTCATCATAGAATTTATCGGCACTCTTGCTTTTGTTTTCGGGTAAAAGTGTTTGATAAAGATAAGTCATGTGAAATTGTTGGGGGATTTTTTCCTCAGCCATTCTTTTCAATAAATCCTGTGATTTCTTCTTTTTTATCAAATTTACATCTCTCGTAAGATCGTTTTTTAAATCGTCCCTACTGACGTTCACAAATTCTTTTACTTTACGCCCGTCTTCTTTTTCCCTATTTATGAAATGTTGGAAATGAGCAATCCCTTCCAACCTGTCTCTGAATACTGTTCTCATATTTGGGAATATTTCAAGTGCTTCAAGTATGTTGCCTATCTCTTCTGAATATACCCCGTAAACATTATCTGGGATTGTCTTTCTTGGAAGTCCAACTGCGTCTTCTAAGTTATTTAGTGGTCCACGACTTTCGTCAAGTGGTTCGTCTCCTTTTTTTCCTCTTGTTTTAGGTCCCATGATATTATAATAAGACAATACATTTTTATTTTATTATATTTTTCATCTAACCCAATGTGTAACCAATTCATCTCGTGATAGGTTCAATTTATCTTTCCATAAATCTATGAAGTCCTCAAACTCATCTAAATCAAACTTGAAGTCCAGACACATGGTAATCCATAAAATGCACCAACGACCACAGGTTCCACTCTGAGATGCCAAACTCTGTAGACGATTCTTATTACACTTTAGTTTAAACCCATTCAATCTCTTAGGTTTCAGTAGTTTAGTCATCAATTTCTCGTCCTGTCCAAGCATCTTACGCCAGAAACTACTAATATGTCTCAACTGACCATCTGGTTGGTTACTATACGAGTCCAGATAAAAGATGGTATCCCCTCGGCGTAGAATGCACACCCAGTGTCCTATATTTGGTCTTCTCTCTATCAGGATTACCTTGAACGTTCTGTCTTGAGGTAGTAATTCAAAAATGTTCTTAACGTTAGCCAGTTCGTTATATTTGATAATTGGGTTAGGATCCTTGTTGTCTGGAAAATATCTCTTCAGGTCGGCATCGCTTAAATATTCGTTGATTCGGGTTTTGATGTCTGATCTGATTTCGGGGGTGATGGCTTCGGCGGTTTCTGTTTTGCTATTGCGACGGCTCATTGTTATATACTATACCAAGATAAAAATCTATATACGATTTAAAAGGAAATTTATTATATCAGTATATCCTATACAATGGAACAAGACGACGATATTTCTTTACCATGGTCTCAAGTGACTATTCAGACTAATACTGGCGAGACTGATGTGGAAACACCCGATTCACGAGTTCAGTTGAGGTTCCCTGATGGTAGAACAAGAAGTATTGCTTCTACCCCTTTAACTCGCACTACTACCGAAACGGTTACTCCTTCTACGATTGGGACAATTAGTTCTATTGGGTCAAATCGGTCCTTGGGGACTATAAATGAACATCTTTTTGTTAATCCTCCTGTTACTGCTACTCCTGTTCCTGCTCCTGTTCAAACTCCTACTCAACCTTCTACTCAATCTCAGGGTAACCCTATTCCATCACGGCGGTTGGACTTTGATAATTAGAGTTCACGAAGAAATTAAATACATATTATTATATTCTGGTATATATATACCTAAATATGAACAACCAATCATTGACCACTTCAGAAGGAACTCAAAATTGGACCACTGAGACCGAGGAGTTATTGGAGAAACTCAGAGTCAATTGTGTGAACTTATCTGAATATCATAGAAAACGTTACTACTACTGGAAGGGATATTCTAAATACTTCCGCATCCCTGTTTTGTGTCTCAGCACCCTAAACGCTACCACGTCAGTCGGATTACAGGAATTCGTCAGCCAGAAATGGATTAGTCTTACCACCTGCCTCCTTGGACTAAGTATTGCTACCATCACCTCCCTTGAGATGTTTTTAGACATTTCCAGTAACATGGACATTGAACTCAAGCAATCCAAGGAATACTACAACTTAGCGGTAGACTTGTATAAGACTTTGAAATTACCTTACCATCAGCGAAACGAAAATGGGAATGCATACCTCAATAAGAAGTTTGCTCAATACACCAAGATGAAGGAAAATTCCAATCTTTTGGTAAGACGCCTTAAATACGACACTATTGTGCACGTTCCTAATGATGTTATAGATTCTACGGGGTATGAGCCTGAATCGTTATCTCTTGAATTGCCAGTAGAGAAACCTCAGTTGAAAGACATTGAGAACGATGTGACTGAGATCACCGAAACCTATAAGAAGAATGAAGAGGAGAACAACTTTGCGATGGTAAATAATGTAAGAGAATCTTTGGGGTTGAAGCCACGTCCATCAATTGAACCTGCTGCTATGCCCCTTTGATAAATTCAATGTAATCGGGAATATGCTCCAAGTCAAATATACCTCCGTATTTCTTTGGTTGATTTCTTCGGTCTACACTCAAGCCTGGTAACTGTAAAATGTGTATTCTTGATGTGCACTTTCTGAGATGCCAGTCTTTTACCCGTAACATGTTATTGTAGTATCTCCAGAACATCCCTTTGAAAACATGACGGGGCTGACATTCGTCCATATCCAACTCTATACAGATTGCTATTCCTCTTAGAATGCTTTGCTCCTCATCTAACAAATTTTCTATCCCCTCCATTATCTTCGTCCTCAGCATATCTTTCATGTAAAACAAGTTATCACTATCAAGGCGAGCAATTAAATTTGTTTTACATTCTAAGTCCTCCATTCTTGCCTTCTTGAATTCCTTCAAACGACACATACATATGTTCATCTCGTTCTCAAAGAAGTCGCACCATTCGTTCATCTTAAACAAACGGGTGTATAATGTTGGTGTATGGGCAGATCCTCTTCTGAAGTTCAATACATATTGACTATACAGGGGATTGGGTTCTCGTATTTCTGTTATTAATCTCTCCATTGACAAATCTTTAAAGTTTTTATAAATTTTCTTGTTGTATTCGTCTTCCAGTTCTGATTCCTCCAACCAGGCTTTTATACCATCTTTATCCAAGTAGGAAAATATCTCCAAGACAACATCATAATTTAGGCGGATAAACAATTCTTCATACATGATTTTATATTATATGTATAAAATGATTTAATTAGATTTTTTCATTTATTATATTATATAGATGGACACG